TCAAACATCATATTTTTATTTGCAAAAGTGCTGTTAAAAAAATCGGCATTATATGCATCGGTGGATGTGTGTAATATAATATTTTCTTTATTCCTGATTTCTTCCCAAACCTCATCAAAAGAAATAATGTCTACAGCATGAACAGTTGCATTTGTGAAAAAATCACTCCACAATTTTATGCTTCCTCCATGCAATATTCCAACTTCTAAAACATTGGTTGCTGTTTCTTTTTTATTTATTAATAGAGTTTGATACAAAGGCAAATATGAATGTACTGTATTTTTATCAGTTCTTGTGTCATCTGCAAGTTCTTCAAGGCTCATATTATATATCCTATAATATAATATAACTAGTTATAACGAATAAATATTAACATATTTTTGGTCTACATATAACGGTTAAACTTATTTTTTATTTTTTGTGAGGAAGTTATCTTGGATGTTTTCTTGGGTATTCTTTTGCTTCTTCTCTTACGTTTTGTTTTTTTTCCAAGAGCCAGAGAGGAACCCCTTACACAATTAATTACTCTTGCGGTTTTTGTAAATTCTTGATAGGCAAGTTGTATATTATTTGGGTCATTCAAGTCAACTATACAATCCATCGTTCCAAAATCTAAGGTTTCCATTATATTTGAAATTTGTTCGTGTTTAATATCCCTTAAATCTTCTGGAAAAAGAGTTCTGAGCTGAATGTTCTCTTCGGAGCCTTCTGGTTTACCTGGAATTCTTGGGGATGCTCCAAAATATTTAATCAACAAATATGCAGCACTTGGATTTTCTGCAGTAGCCTGAAGATAATCAACAGGACTAATTTGTTTTGCTATGATTATTGAAACAGCACACAATAATTTATTTAAATTGTTACCTCTTTTTTCAGGCTGAGTATATGTGTCGATAGTAATTTTATTTTTAGATATGGTCATCTGTATAGATGAAACGCAAACATTACCTTCAAAAACACAAAGAAGCAACGATGCCGCAGAAATGCCAAAAGTATTTATATTTGTATTTTCTTCAAGATCAGATACATTGTCCAAACTAATTCTGTAATTTAAACAACCCAATTCTCTGTTTAAATTTTCTATCTCCATTTTTGCTTCTCTTAAATCGAACATTGGTTTATGCAAAAGAAATACACTACTAATTCCATATCTACTCAGTTCATTATTGTATTGATGTTCTTCACTTGATCGTATTATTTGTTCAACGCTCTCTTTAAAAGAATTTGTAAAAGGGTCTGATAAAGGTTGTAACCCAGTATACACTACATAAAAATCTCTATCATTAATAATAAAATAAATATATTTTGGCTTTCCTATAAATTTAAGTATTTTTTGGTCTCCTCTCTCATTTATTAAAGTAAAAAGTTCAACCTCTTTTTCAGGAGTTCTATTAGTTGTCCAAAATAATTTCTTAAGAGAAATAACTCCTCCATCTATTAGTTCTCTCATCGTTGCAAAACGAACATTAAATCTTTCGCTCATCTTTGATATATTATCATAATAATTAAAATTGATTTAAGGCAATAATAATATCGTAATAATAAATATACGCACCATGTCTGACAATTCTGATATTGAATACTCATCATCTGAAGAAGAGGAAGAGGAGGAAGAGGTTACCCCCGTGTATAAAAAGGGAAACAAGCCAATCCCGCATACATTTGGAAGCACTGTTACAAATCAACACATTATTGGAGACGCTGAAGAAGGAGATGGAGTGGACTATGAAAGCGAAGATGAAGATGAGGAAATGCCAACCGGAGGTTCTGCAAAGGCTTCTGGAAAATCTGCAAAGGGTAGAAAAAGGAAGAACAAAAAAGAACAACAAGAAGAAAACGAGTCGGATTATGAGCAAGAAGCCAATATTGATATTGCAGAGGAAAGTGATGACGATAGTGATGTCGAAAATCCTGAAGAAGAAGACGACAATGATCAAGAATATGATGAAGATGATGAGGATGGAGGTAGTATGGAAGGAGAAGACGAAGAACCAGAAAAATACATGCATCATTTTGAGAAGGAGATTACACAGGAGTATATCTTAGAGACACATCCAGAGTGTATTCCAGTGAGTATTACAGAAGTCCGTGCAATGCTGAATGTGGTTAGGAACTCTTATGGTGTTCCCATTGATGATTTCCACAAGACTGTCCCAATTGTAACAAAGTTTGAGAAGGCTCGTATTATTGGACAACGCGCTGCCCAATTGAATGCAGGTGCAAAGCCATATGTGGATGTTATTGATGCAATTGATGGAAGTACTATTGCAGAAGTTGAGTTTAATATGAAAAAGATACCGGTAATTATTAAGCGACCGCTTCCAAATGGGGCGTTTGAATATTGGAGATTGAAAGATTTAGAGATTATGTATTAAACCCTTGCCCAAGAGAATTCACATCATGATTTAAATACATCATAAATATAAAATTTTATAACGTAGACAACTTATGATTACTGCAAACAAAGACCAAACGACAACTATGTTTCCTATAAACTTTTTTTGTTGCAATAATCCGAACCACTTTATTGAAGGAGAAACAAATAGATATCAATTCTGCAGATCATGTCATTGGTTTTTTAAAGCCGACCTTTTTATCCGCGATGAGTGTGCCATTGAATGGTTGCAGAATGAAATTCAGAAAAAACAAAAACAATAAAAAGTTGCGTCTATTAATACTTAAATAATATTGGTTGAAGTATTAATTATGTATAAAACTACATTTGTATTGGTTACAGACCGTAACTATTTTGATAAGGCAAAAATAACGATAAATGATTTGACTACAGCTGGAAAATGGGATGGTTCCATTGTGTTGATTACCCTGGATTTTGATTTAGAGGAGGACTATAAAACGAGCAAAAATATTATTGAAAAGAAATTTCCTGCAATTGATAAATCCCATCTAATAAAAGAAATAGGTCCAGATGGTTTTCCTGCAAGTGACAAGAGAGAGTTATTCAAGTTAAATCAATGGGAAAAGCTTCATGTGTTTGATACTTATTTTTTGCAATGGGATAGGGTAGTTTTTCTGGATGCTGGCCTACGTGTGTTAGATGATGTCTCTTGTTTATTGGAACTCGATTTTAAAAATAAAATACTGGCTCCGATCGACGGAAAACAGATGGTGGACTCTGACGAGTTTATTTTTAGAAATCAGTTAGATCATTCGAATACTGAAAACATAAATAGAGTAATCGATGATTTTGGAGAAAATATTTTTAACCAAAAATATATGTTAAATTGCATGTGGGTCTATGACACAAGCATCCTGCACGTTTGCAATAAGGACGAGTTAATCGATGCAATGAATAGATACCCAGTCTGCAGAACAAATGAAATGGGAATTATGAATTTTATTTTTCATTTAAAGCATCACTTGTGGGAAAAGTTTCCAGTGACTGCTTCGAATGGAAAATATTTGTTTGAGTGGTGTGAGTCAAACAACATTTATTACACAACCTGGAGAGATTATTGTTTTTTAAAATATCCACTCACTATTGGATATCATGAGACCCCTTAAATAGAATGAATTTTCAACAAATTATATGTAGACAATTCATTTACTGTACTTTCCATTTGCCCATTACCCATTACACATGACCTCAGCAAGTTTATCTAATAACTTCTAATGGTCCAATAGGTTCACCAGCTGGTCTTGCAGGTTCTAAAACAATAGGTCCCATGGGTTTGTTGAGATCTAATTTCAAATTGTATATTCTATGGTCTGAATGGTTGGAATATTGGGCAATAGAATTTGCAGTCCCTTCGTCAATCCTTTCGGCAGTCCCTTCTGGATTTTTAAGGATGTTGTCTGGGTTCAGATTTAAAAATGCGAATTCCAACAAAGGCATATCTTTGGGAAGGTCAACCAAATAGTGTGTATTGCCTCCAACGGTTTTAGAATATCCCACATACTGATGCTGGTCTCCAAATCTGCATTTCATTGTATTTATTAGATCCTGTATAGTAGCATTTTTGTTATTTGGGGTCTTATAAACCAATAGCAGGTCAGATAAAAAGGGATCGGTGCTCACTTTGAAAAAGAAATAGTTCTTGTGGACATTCTCCCCATAATGATATATTTGGTTTAGTTCGTCTGCATTCATAGTTAATTTTTGAAAACTCATGATAATGTGTTAATTAAATTAGTATTTAAATTGTTTCCTGGGTGTTATGTTGCGTTTGAATTATTTTACACTGAAAAAATAAAAGTAGTAAAATAAATATTTATATATATATATATATATATATGTCTACTCGCACCCCAATTCAAATTATGATGGATCAGTACCTTAGAATGCCAAGAGTTAATGATGGAACTCGTCAATATATTGATATTCTTTACTATATCAGGAACTCTAGTTTTCTTAGTCTTAGGGAACTTGTTCCCACTACAGGCAAAGTATATTTAATAATTAAACCAGGATACTTTGGGGAAATAGAAAAGCAAGAAATGTATATAGGTGAATTATTGGTAGACCCTGAAGAGGGTTCTAGCGAGAATGATCTACGTTTTAAACAATTATGTAAATTGGGAAATCTTCCGGAAAATGGAAAACTTCCAATTATAGAATGTCACGAAGGTGTTACAATGTCTCGAGAGGGTTTAGGTTTTATTTTTATAAGTGATGCCGTTAATTTTAACCGTGATCTTAAGCATTATTTTCCTAAGTACAACCCTATATTGACTGAAGAACAACGAATAGCTGTATCAGATGTAACAAAGTCCTTTCCTCCTGATATTCAAAAATATATTAGGGACTTTCTTGAAAAAAAAGATACAAAAAGACAAATTACAGAATATCCTAGTTCCGTTGGAGAAACCCAGGTGGACCCTCTTGCAGAACCATATAATCCAGATGAAGATGAAGAAGACCACCGAGATAAACGAATAAGACATGACACAAAAGGTGGTAGAAAATCAAGAAGACGCAAAAATAAAATATCTAGAAAATCAAGAAAAAACAAATCCAGAAGAACTCGTAGAAGATATCGAAAGTAAATTACTATAAATTTATTATACAAAAGCATTGGTTGAATTTGTTATCAATGAAATTTATAATATATATATATTATATTATATATATGAGGCCTAACAATGCTGACGAATTAATTGAGAGGTATATTCAAGCTCCAGTGAATTATCCTCCCAGAAACGATATAGTAAACAAACCACGTGTTTACATTGAAAGGTTTTTTATGGAAAATTCTGCTATGCGTCTTTCAGCAAGAAACTTAAAAATAAATCAAATATATTTACTTTTTCATTTTAGAGGATTGGGATATTTTGAAAAAATGTATCTTTGTGAATTTTCGGAAATCCCTACCGATATGGAGAGAATGCGTGGGGAATTTAAGTTTAAAAAAATATGCGAATTAAAAAACGTCCCAGAAAATGGAAAAATACCAATCGTAGGTTGTGAATATGGCCAGATAATGGCATTACGAGGTAATGCAGAATTTATTCCAATATCTGTTAAAAGCGTTCATACATATATTCCTGAATATTTTGTAATGACCGAAGAACAAAGAATTGCTGCATCATATGCAACAAGATCCCTTCCTTTTGATTTGCAAAAACATATTTTTGGGTTTGCTGAGGGAGAAAATACAATAGGACCAATTGGAGTAGCTCCTAGTTCTGTTGGAGAAACACGTGAAGACCCTCTTGCAGAGAAATATAACTCGGATGAAAATGACGAAATTTCAAAAGACACAAAAGCTGGTAGAAAATCAAGAAGACGCAAAAATAGAAATTCCAAGAAATCTAAGCGAAGTAGAAGAACCCGAAGAAGATATAGGAAGTAAGATAACAATATAACTACTGCAGGTCATGTGAAGTTTAAATATAAAATGCTCTTCTCTTGGCCTAATAAATTCAATTTGTTTAATCATATGAATTAAATTATTTTTAATATTATATGGTAAATGTGTGTGTTGTCCAAACTGATAACAGGCCAAATTTGGATTACTTGCTATTAACAAAGGAAATAAATAAAAAATTTTGTGATCTTTTAGGATACACTTATTCCTTTATAGAAATGGATAATTCTAAATATGGAAACCTTCATCCAGCAACAAAAAAAATATTTGTAATAAACGATTTTTTACAAAATGCCATTGGTGACATTTTAATTTTTTTGGATAGTGATGCTTGGATACAAGACGGAATTTGGTTAAACACTATAGTAATGAATTTGGTGAATTCTGAAAAACAAGGTGTTTTTTCAAGAGACCCTTATTTAAATTTTAACACCTATATAAACAGCGGTGGCTTTATACTAAAAATAAATCCATTAACTAAACTGATGTATTCAATGTTAATTAAACACTTGAGTGTAGACAAAAGGCATCATCACGCCTGGCCATTTGACCAGTATTATATAAGTGATTTTGTATTCAGAAATAGAGATAAATTTGTTATTTTTGTTCCAGACATAATTAATACTCCAATAGGAAAAGTGATTAGACATAATTGGCTAAAAAACAAAAAAATGTATGACGACCTTGCAGAACTTAAAGATAAATTAAGCAATAATTCGTGGGTGAATTATACTCCTTTTTTGGAAAATGAATACTATTGCAATCAAGGTTTTCCAAATATAAGTGAGGAAGGTTATAACTATTTTAGTTAACACCAAACAAACAACAATATGTGTAATTATGTTTACAGAGAAATTAAGAAAAAGGTGGGATGATATTTATTTGTATATATATATATATATAATGAGTTCGGATGATGACAGTTCAGATGATGAGCGTAATTCTCAGGGTGATGAAATATATCCCGATAACAATAACTTATTGCTAGAAGGACAAGAATTTGATCTAAACGATTATACCGAGGACTACAATGCCAATTACTATGACAATCCCAGAGAAATAAATTTAGATTTATTGGAATTATTTGTGGAGCATTTCGATAACCATGAAGATTTTATCAACACTGCTCAAAACAGAACTAATACTTATTATGAATTTCAATATCCAATTCCAGGGAATTTTTATTTAGTAATTAGTCGTAAAATCGTTAATTTTGAGGATATAAATGCTACTCCGTCATATTGGCAAATTGTTGAAAAGAGTAAGGCTTACATTGGACAATTATCTTCAATGACAATGCCAGATTGGTCATTTCAAACTAATGCAGTAATACCTCCTACATATACCTTTAGTAAAATTTGCGAATTGGAAGGAATGGAAAACGGTATAATAATTAGTAAGCCATGCAAAAAAGGGGCTATTACTTTAAGAGGGAGCGTCATGATAGGAGATACAATTTATAAAGTGTATTGTTTCCCAATAACACTAGAGTCCATTCATACATATTTTCCTGGTTTTGAAAATTTATCATTGGCACAAAGAATAGTAACAACCCAGGTTTTAGAACCCAAGATGCCCGAAGGTCCTATGAGACATGTGTTTAGTTTTCTAGAGCGTAACGGTCCAGGACCAGTCATTGGGATAAATAATTTACGTTCTACTGCAGAAACAAGAGCGCCAGACCCCAATGAAACTCCTTTAACCGAAGAAGAATTTGAAAAAATGCAAGGAACAAAAAAAGGGGACACAAAAGGTGACACAAAAGCTGGTAGAAAAACAAAAAGAAGACGAAGAAGAAAGTCGTCAAGAAAAAACAGAAAAACCAGTAGGAGACGCCATAAATAAATAAAGGTCTTTTCCTCCGCCCGTCCGCCCATTCCAGACATATAATTAATAAAAAAAGTAATTATATGCTTATATATATAATCCACCCATCCCATTCCCTCCCATCCCACTCACCCACCACCACCACCAACATAAACCAGAGCTTAGCACTTCCATCTGTTATCACACTCCAAACAAGTCACAAAGGTTGTAATAGCCTCATCACTGCTGCGGGTCTGTAATTGGTAGTATGTGCAACGGTTCTTTTTGCACCTGCGACATGTGAATGTGTCTGTAGCAGACTGTACTTGTGTCTCGTACTTATTTTTATCTGTCTTTGCTTTCTCTTCTAACAGAACCTTCCACTTCTCGTAATTGAGTTCTTGGTGAGTGAGGAATGCGATCTTGCAAGGATTAATGTCTCCTCTCTTTATTTTGTCTACATTTTCTTCAGTCATGTTTTCAAAGACACTACGTAGTTTGTTGGTATATATTAGCACAAAGTAGGGATTATCCCATTTCTTCACAACAAGCCTGTTGGTGGCTTCTTTAATAGAATAGTTATAGATACTTTTTTCCATATTTGTAGATTGAACAAGATTGAAACCGAATTCATTCTGCAATTTCTCTACAATATTGGCGCGGGTTTCTTCGGGTTGTTTAAAAGTAGACATCATCTTTGCAAATAAGTGTATCTACTAACGGGGCTTGTCTTTAAATCAATTTTTTCTATTTATTGCAAAGGTATTATATAAGGACGAATTCTTCTTCTGCATTCCATGTTTCTGAACAAGACCCAAGGGAAGAAAGAGAGAAGGAAGACCCATAACTGGAAGACAAGGAGGATATGGATTTGCAGAAAGGGTGCTTGTAATATTCTATTCTCTTTTTATGGATGATCCTAATTAAAAAATGTTTTATTGTAGACAAAGCGACCATTTCAACGAATCGGTTTATTCTGTTTACATATTCTGCATCTTTTATTTTTTTGTTGTGAAATTCATAGATGAGGGGGTTGCCATACCAAACGAAATTACGAATTCCCAAGGGAATATTTGGAAGCCTTTTCAAATTGTTTTCTGCACAGTTCAAATCGATTAGTTTGGAAGGAATCTGGAAAGAAGGAAGTCTTTTCAAACAATTGTTATTTAACATACAAACTGAGAGGTTTGATATGAATGTTGACTCCAAATATAATAATTCATTATTGGATGCAATGAGAGTTTGAATGGTGGAAGGTAGTGTAGGAAGAAATTCCAAATAGTTTGCATCCACAGAAAGTGTAGTTAGTCCTGCAGGCAATAAAGGTATGCTTTCCAGTTCGCATGAATTTGCTACAAATATTTTAAGATTTTTTGGCAAACTGTCAATAATAATTCCAGGATTATCTGATACATATAATTCTTCTAGTGTTTCTGGTAATGGTGGCAATTTATATACTGCTGTTAAGCATATTGACAGAACTCTAAGAGTGCAAGGCAACATTGGCAACTCTTCCAAGTCTAGGTTGTTGTCTACATAGAGCTTTTCAAGTTTTAATGGAAGTATTGGCATTTTTTTTACAGAACCGAAACTAATGTCTATTCTTGTAATATCGGTTCCTTTGTCAATGAGATTATAATTCATAGTCGTTTTCATTATTATGAATTATAACATTAAATTATTTGATTTATGTTGTTGTGGGGGTCTATTAATTGGAAAGATACCATCCGAAAGACAAATAATTGCTCTTTGTCAAATCATTGACATTTGAATCTAATGATTTTTTCTTGGGTCCTGCTTTGTAAATGTTCCAGATTTCTTGATTGGATGCTCCATAGTTCATGTAAATAAGAGAAGCAATATTTCCGTTGAACCCTCCATTCGCAGCCACGTAGACATTTCCATAGTTTTGTTTTGGAACCCCAACCAACGTAATGCTATTGGCAATAGTTCCATTTACATATGCATCTAATGTATTTCCAGTGCAACGAATAACAACATTGACCCAGACGTGAAGAGGTATGTGGGGAATATTTATTGGATTTGCAGCCTTGCAGTCAGTATCACCATTTACCGCATAAGTGCTGGGTTGTGTGTATGTGTCCATAAGAATTTGGAGAACTGCAGAGTTTGTATTAACATTATCATTAATTATATATAGACCAGGTGCATTACTTGTAGTGTTTAGATTGAAGCAACTAGGTTGTGTTCCTGTATATGGATGATAAAGTCCTTTAAAGAATACGGTGTGATACAGGTTTCCAGAAGAACGTCCAATGGCACCTGTTTCTTCTAAATTGTTTATAAAAAGCCATACAGACCAAGTGAATTCAATCCCATCTTCTTTGTTGGAAGAAGGAGTTATAAGCATTCTAGGTGATTGTGTAATGTCTTGATTAATAACTCGCATTTGAGATGCGTCGATAATTCCGTCAACAAGCTTTACAACCTTGGGTGGAGAATATAAGTAAACCAAATATCTAATTATTATTTGGAATAAAACAATAACCACAAAAGTAACAAGAAACAAAAATGAAACCTTTGCGATAAAATTATTGCTGTTTAAGAAATCTTTTAATTGTGTTCCTGTAGACAATGGTGCAATTACGTTTTCAGTTGAAGGCCTTACAGAATTTGATAAATTTTCCATTTATAATAATAACATATATTTATTTTGGAGTTTGTGTGTTGTCTACAAATACAATTTTCATAGAGTATCTTCCTAAAAGGGAAAGGAGACTTTCTGCAGAACCTGTGTAACCTCTCTTGTAGATGTTTTCTATTTCTTTGGGTCCCAAACTGTAAGGATAAAATTGGAGATTAGATGTCCATCCAGAAAAACCTGGTTCGGGAGTAAGGAGTATATCTGACTTCAACGGTTTTGGAACATATGGCAGAAGAGACGATTGTATCATCTTTCCATTTATGTAAATGTCTATAGCTCTTCCATTTACATCCAGTGCAATATTTGTCCATGATTGAATTGGCATAGTTGGAACAACACTGGTTACATTATCATATCCCTCTAGTATGTGTTTTCCTTCTGATTTTTTAACAATCGATCTAGGTGCAATTTTTCCGTAAAATCCATCTCTGCAAGAAGAACCTGATAGATTATCCATAGTTTCTATCGGGTGTTTCTTTTTCAGGGTTGTCATTGAAACCATACCCTCTAAAGGTGCAGGTGTTAATGGGTTCATAAGAGAAAACCCATCTGCTGCTGGGGTTGGTGCCACTGTTTGATCTTGGGTTACAAGCAACTTATTATCGGTACCTCCTAAAGACATTTCCAACGCATTTCCAGGATTAGCATCAGCAGTAGCAACCCCAACATTTTTAACATACAAAACTGGTTTATTACTTGCAGTAATTTCCCAGCTCTCAATATAAATCCATAAAGATATTGTATAGTTGTAAATGTCATTATTTCCTGCAATCCTAGAAATAGTGTCATAAGATACAGTATATAGGGCATTTGCAGGAAGTAATCCAGTAAGTTTGTTGGATGAACCTCCAATTGTGTATGTATAAATCAAATACACTAAAACAATTAACAGAGCAATCATTACAATTTGTATTGGTGTCATTATAATATTATAAATATTTTATTTTGTTCTCCTTATCTGTTTTAAATTAAGGGGTTTTTTGTAATACATAAAATTTTTAACCTGTCCTATTACAGAGGAACCTTCTACTCCTACGTAGACATTATCTGGGGCATTATCCACATCATTAATAGAAACTACTTCATTTGTTGTTTTTATAACGTTGTCTACAAATACATCATATATTCCTCCAATGTAATTGATTTCTATCTTAACCCATTTCTGCAGAGGAAAATTCTTATATTTGTAAAGATAAATTTTTTCTTCTGCATCTTCAGAATTTTGTTTTGCATATATGAATAGTTGGTTTTGCAAAATGTTGTATGATACGAATAAATTACCAGTAAAATTGATTATCGTTAAATATTCATCTGGTCCTGTAGTTGGTGTTATGTATATGTAAAACGAAATTCCATAATTGTATATTGGAACATCTGGACTACCTGTCAATTCCTCATATGTTTTTACCAGATGGGTTTTATTTGTTGGCAAAGGGTCTTTTCCTACGAGTTCTATCCCTGGAGTATGTGATACATCAATTAACCAGTTGTTAATATATGGTCTAAAGGTGTATACCATAATGATTACGATAAGCGCCACAATAATTTTAACACCCATTGCATGATAGTTAAATTCATCTGTTTTTTCTGGTTTTAATCCGAGGATATAAGTGATGGTATCTTCATAATAACAAGGTATGATTTCCAATGAATTGATTGCAAAAGATATATAGGGGTTTTTGTATAATTCACTATTTTTCAAGAGTTGCAATAAAACATATATAAGAATAATGATTAACATGATTTGCGAAAAACGTTGGCTAGTTGATTGTTTTGTTGTGAATGACAAATAAATATAATAAATTATCAGCCCGACCATTGTTAAGATGGTTACGATGTTAAAAGAAGACATGCTTAGCAGTTTAGCTAGTGTTATGTCAGAATTCTTCCAAAAGAAAAAATATAATACAATCCAAACAATCGCTAATACTACGATAGAAACAATGAGGCCAGTTTGAAATTTTTCTATCATGCCATAGTCGATCAACTGAATAACTATGATTGGAATTGCAATAATCACAATAAAAAAGAAAAACTGGTATAGGTTTTTAAAGTTATACATCATGAAAATAAGGTTTGAAAATAGAAACAAATACATAAGGACTGTAATAATAACATTGGAATATGACCCATTTGCTTTGAGCATCAAGTAATAAGTCCCCAACAAGATACCAATAAACCCTATAAAAATGCCAATCATTGAGCTTTCTGTTATCAAGTTATCTGGGTTTGTGTTGTTATTATGTCGGATTCCCCCAAAAATGATTATGAATAAAATAAATATAACAATTGGAGACAATATGTATCCATAATCTGTTCCCTTGGTGTCTTTATAATCACTAAAATATATACAAGCAATAACTACGGAAATAACAATATACAGTGAAATCATTATGGTATTTGGGCTATAATCCGTAGTTGATGGTGGCATTCCCCTTATGGGCGTCCCATACATTTTATTTGAAAAAGAAACAACAATATATAATCCAATAAGTGCAAGGAATACTCTAACGGTAGAAGTGTTCAGGCTATTATTTTTCAAACCAAAGAATGCAGAAATAGCAATAGTCAGTACAAGAATTGAAAATAACAAATATGGAGTGTCTGTGGGAATAATTGCAGAAAAAAGTAGACAAGCTATTGAGAAAACAACAGTTAGTGTAACTTGACCCATTTCTGTTGGAATAATAAGCAAATATGTTAATATAGCAAAAACTGCAAGAAAAATAAATATGATGGTGGGGCTTTGTGTGGAATAGTTTGATGCGAATAGGTATTTAAATCCTAGAATGATAGAAGCAATCATGCTCCATAATTGCCAGGTTCCTTCATTTGGGATGTTGAACTTATTGGCCTGTGTTAATAATGTAATTATGCCTCCGCCCATTAACAAAAACAGGAAGCTATAAGAAAATAAAAAATTCCAAATATATTTTGGTATGCTTCCAAGGTTAAAGAAATTAAAAATAGGTCTAATGATTGAAAATGCAGATGATGCAGATTCTTCTGTGGTTTCTTTTGGTTTGAAAATAAGTCTATAAATAGTCCGAAAAAATATGAAAATTATGCAAAGCCCTGTTAATCCACCAACAGTCCATATAACGAATTTTTTAAAGTCTTCAGATGTTACTATTCCTACAGTAATTACAAAGTAAAATGCCATCATAATAATGAAAATCAAATCTTCCCAATTCAATAATCCAATAGACCCTTCTTTGTAAAACTTAGATAATTTATATAGCCAAAACAAAAATATCATTGCTACAGTAATGCTAAAATAGATAGTAGTTGCTGTTTTGCTTTCTTTTGTGCCATAAGAGCTTTCTACATTATAAATAGTTGTGTATGCATAATAGTAAGCCGCAATAAGCACTAGATACAATACAAAAATAAAAAATGTAAAAAAACCACTAAGGCTACTGCTAACAATACGGCTAATAATTCCACTGCCACTAGTGCTTCCCCCTCCACTACCACTTACACTATCACTTTCACTACCAGTGATACTACCTTTGCCTGTATATGTGTCTGTGTCTGGGTCTGGACTTTTCTCCATTTATACTATACTTACATATTTTCCATTGCTGTTTTTTCCCCATGACATTCTCTGCAAAGTGCCACCAGGTTGTCTACATCGTTTCCTCCTCCATATTCTAGCCTAACTTTGTGATCTACCTCGAACCATGCGTTTAATTTATTACCACATCCGCCACATTTCCAGTTTTGTGAAGAGGCAACATATTTTTTTTTGGTTTCGCTTACAGATCTCTTGGTTGCTCCTTTTCCAGAGGTCATTAATCTTTTAACATATGAAGGAGGACTTTCTTCAAAATCTCCATATGGGTTTGGAAATTCATTTCTGTTCATAGGCAATGATGTGACCATTCTGTTTGCATTGAAAAGAACTTTTTTGAAATTGGAAGGGTCTTTTTTGATCATCAAATAAATTCCGAATATGCCTATAAGGATTGTAATTGTCTTCATGTGTTTCTTGAGAGTATATATGTATTTGATGTATCCTTTTCCATAATACGTGTCATATATGATAAATGCAACTATAACAAATAAAATAAATTCAAGTTTCATTTATAATAAAAGCATATTTAAATTATTCAGGTCTGCTATAAATTCATCGGGTTTTATGGGTTCATAACAACCCAAAACATATTTTGTATAAAAGTCAATGATCCCTTGTTGAAGTTTTATGTTAGTAACTTTCTGCATACCGATTGCGCATAATATATCTGGATACATAATTGCCAGGCTTACGATGTCTAAGTTTTGTATATATGTGTCTGTCCATTTTTCAATGCTTTCAAATCTTAAACAAAGATTAACAAAGTGTTCATACAATATGGGATGTATGTTTTCAGAAGTCGGATTATTGAAACTATCATCAGTGAAATGTGGAAACATGAATTCTAATATTTCCTTTGTATAAAAATAGTCATCTGACGTTTTTATTTTTGTTAGTTGGATGTATGTGTTCAAGATTGGTTCAACCAATTCTTTTGTAATAACTTTGTTTTCTTTTTTTAGTTTGACGAGTTTTTCTAAAAAGTAATCGGTCAATAAAATATACATATAAGGTTTGTTAAATATGAATTTATAAATGAAGACAATATTGTTTGAAAGTCCCCAATCAATAAGTCTCAAATTGCCGGTTTCATCTACGAGTATATTTGCAGTTTTGATGTCGTTGTGATAAAAATTGTTTTTGTTTAAAATGAGTATTCCATTTTGATACAAGTCAATAATGGCGTTGTTTAGTTTTGTGAAGGTATCTGGTTGTTTGAAGTCTATATTTTTCAGTATATATTTGTGTAGATTGACTCCCATATAAGGCATGTTGAGTATATTCAGTTTTTTATTTGGGTTTTTGTGTCTTATTATTTTTCTACTAGACCTATTTTTTACATTTGTGATTCTAGTTTCTGTAGTTAGTTGAACATTTCCAAGAAGGTGGCATTGTGAGTTTTTTCTAGTTTGTTCTGTTATCCTTGGTTCGCACATTTTAACGTCAACGATGAAATATTTGCCGCAGTTCGGTATATATTTTTTGCAAATCCGTTTGAGTTTTTGAATTTGTTTCATCTCATATTTTCCATATTTTGTTGGCTGAAGTTTAGACACCATTGTAATGTCTGTTGGGGGTCCCCTTTTACAGTTCATTGGTGGTCTAAATACACAGCCAAATCCTCCTTCATCAATTAGTTCCATAATAAGCGTATATAAAATATAAACAGATAATTAAAAAAAGTGACAGTATGGCATATTTAATATATTTTAATTTAAAGCCTTCTTCAGGATTTTTATATTTGGCATAATAACTTTCATAAAACTCCTCTAAGGAAACCCTCTTTTTTTCCAGCTTGTCATTGACCTTGTTATGAATATACCACACCCATTTCACAAGGTCTTCCTTCTTATCCAAATACGGCTTCAACGGATATTGATGCAAGAGATATCTATAATAAGATGCCACTTGTGGATGTGGAATATACAAATCAAAGTTCTGTAATAATTCATAATAACGTTTTTTAATAGGGTCAGCAGGTTTCGCAGGGTAACAAAAGGCCGCTGTATGCAAAAAGAACCAATAATGTCCTCCCCAGACAGAAGGGTCAAGTTTCATATTTATCTATTGTTACATTATATTTGTCAACAAACAATGTAAAAAGAATATATATTGTCATATTAAATATGCCAAAAATAAATAGAAATGACCCATGTCCTTGTGGAACGGGAGCAAAATATAAGGTGTGCTGTTTGGAAAAAGACAACATGAAAAGACACAAGTATGAATATGGACAACAAAATCACACAGAACGGATTGCAACTTTAATAACACAATTGGATGAAGCCATCAAAAAAAGCCATTTGATTAAGAAGGAAAAGAAAATAATAGACATAACAGATGACTTGGATGAACATTCATATAGAGAATATCAAATAAAGAATTATACGATGGATGTAATTATGGTTGCAGAGAAAACCCTTAAAAGCGAAGAAGTTTTTTTGACAAGGGTGGATAGCGCATCCAACGATATTATTCTCATGTATAAAGGTTCTTACAGAACATTTGAGTATTCCAAATTCCCTTTGTTAATAAACTCTTTGTTAAATTATATAAATGGATAATTTCATTTTCTTATAATTGTTTTATAATGAATTGTAAGAACTGTTTTAAATATGGACATACATTTTACAACTGTAAGAAGCCAATACGGAGTTACGGGATTATCCTCTACAGAATAGATACAAATAAAAAGAAATATTTGATGATATGCAGAAAGCATACCTATGGATTAAGTAGCATCATTCGTGGAAAGTATTCATCTTCTAACATAGAGAAAATACAAACTCATGTAGATGGAATGACAAACAAGGAAAAGGAAATGGTGGCAACAGAAGAGTTCGATGTTTTATGGGATTATTTTTGGTGTGGGATGCTATCTAACCGACAAACAAATGACAAAATGCATTCTAAGCTAAAATTTAACAACAATCGGTCTGTTATCGTTGATTTGATACAAAACAGTACCACTAATTGGGACACTGCAGAATGGGAATTTCCTAAAGGCCGAATGCAACAACATGAGACCGATATTGAATGTGCCTTAAGAGAATTTGAAGAAGAGACACATATATCAAAAAATAACATAAATCTCATTTACAATCTGTGTCCGTTGGAAGAGTATTACAAGAGTACGAATGACAAAATGTATCAGATAACCTATTTTTTATCGCAACTGAAAAGTGAAGAACCCGATTTGTCTAGTTTTCAAGAAGAAGAAGTAAGTAAGATGGAGTGGAAGGATTTAGAGGAATGTTTAGGATCTATAAGACCCTGCAATCAAGAGAAGAAAAACCTTATTTCTTCATTAGAAGAAATTTTGAATACTTATGAAGTTATATAATAAAAAGGAAAAGGAAAAGAGAATAGAAAATGTGTTATATTGCAAATAATAATATAACAGATTTATTACATAATGGTTCCCAACAAGGTTTTCATTGTTCCTTATAGAAACCGCATTCAACACAAGCATTTTTTTTCTAATTACATGTCTAATGTAATATTGAAAGGACAAACCGATTATGAGATATATTTTTCACATCAAGCAGACAAGAGAAATTTCAACCGAGGTGCAACAAAGAACATTGGATTTATGGCAATAAGGGAAAAGTATCCTGAGCATTACAAGCAAATCACTTTTATATTCAATGATGTAGACACAATGCCCTTTACAAATTTGTTTAGTTATGACACAACCCCAGGAGTAGTAAAACATTATTATGGATTTAAATATGCTTTAGGAGGAATTGTGGTAATAAAGGGGGAAGACTTTGAAAGGACGAATGGGTATCCTTGTTATTGGGGATGGGGAAATGAAGACAATGGGTTGCAGGACAGATGTATAAAGAATAATATTAAAATAGATAGAACCGATTTTTACCCTATTGGCAACCCCAACATTCTGCAATTGTTTGATGGAATGTCTCGTCTTATTAGCAAAAAAGATCCCTGGAGATATAAAAACGATACTGGAAAAGACGGATTAACTTCTATTACAGGGTTGGTATATACTATTGATGATGAATCTTCCAACTTTAACGACAATATATATTCTGTAACAAATCCAAGAATATTTTATATAAACACGACCCAGTTTAACACCCTTCTGGCTGAAAGTGCGGATGATTATTACAAGTATGATTTGAGAGAGCCTTCTAGACAAATCGTGAACCCCAATAAATTGGAGATGGTAATAGGTAACAAGTCATCCGAACGTGTTAACAAAGAAACCATAGACCAAATGAATGACTGGTCTTATATACCAGATCCTCCGAACTTGTCTACAAACAACCGAAGAGAAAATCAAGATTATATTCAATATATGAAAAGGATGAATGAGGAGGCAAAGAATGAACAAATGGGAAATACCGTTCATGCTGGAATAAAGTCTAGACCTGCAAACCCAATGTACTTTCCTCCTTCTCCTCAGCAGCCATATCCGCAGCCACGCCCGCATCCCCATTTTCAACCTCAACGACAGCACCCTCCTCCTCCGCAACCACCCCATAGGTTATACAGACCTTCCCCCGTTTCTGGATCTGCAGGCGGAAAACCAAAGGGTATGCGTTTCATGTAGGGTGTAGGTGGAGGCATAATAATATATTTATAAAAGTATTTAAAGCCTTCTCAAGAACATTCATTATTTGCAATGAATTCAGCAGAAGACATCCATAATATACTATACATAAACCTCGACAAAAGACCAGATAGAAATGAAATGGCACTTCAAGAACTCGGAAAATTTCAATGGGTCAAAAACCCACAGAGATTTCCTGCGGTACATCTTCCCAATGGTGCAATTGGATGCAGTCTGAGCCATATCAAATGCATAGAACTTGCAAAAAAAATGGATTGGGAACATGTAATGATTTGTGAAGACGATATTAAATTTACAAATCCTTCCCTTCTTACACAAAACTTGAATCGTTTTTTGGAGTCTGGGGTGGAGTGGGACGTTATTATGTTGGCAGGGAACAATGCTGGAATGTATCTCCCATCTCAACCAGTTAATGATATAAGTGAAGCCGTTGCAGTTAAGATACAAGCATGTCAAGCGGCAACTGGTTACTTGGTAAAAAAACATTATTATCAGATTCTTTTGAATAATTTCAAAGAAGGTCTATCCAGATTTATGAGAGAACCTACAAAGGGTACGTTTTATGCAATAGACAGGTTCTGGTTTTCTTTGCAGAATAGAGACAAGTGGTATTTGATATATCCGTTAACTGTAACACAACAATCAAATCATAGTGATATTGAAAAAAGATATACAAATTATGATATACTTATGTTGACATTGGATAAAAGCAACTTTAGATTTGTTCCAAGAGTTCCAATCGCACAAAAAGGACCACAATTCATACGAATGTTATAATCTTGCAAATAATTATTTCTTCAAAAATACTGTTTAAAGATTTTTCAATATTCAAACATAAATTAAATATGTCTATATGTTTGAATATGATTGTTAAGAATGAAGGAAAAATTATTGAACGCATGCTCAACTCGGTTTACCCTTTCATTGACTCTTTCTGTATCTGCGACACTGGAAGCACTGATAATACAGTTGAACTAATCCATAAGTTTGCAAATGAAAAAGGAATTACTAATTATATTGTTTACACAGAACCATTCAAAAACTTTGAGTATAATAGAACCCATGCTTTGCATAAATGCATCGAGCTTCCACAACTACCTACATACATTCTGCTAATTGATGCAGACATGGTTTTACAGTTTGGAAAAAACATTGATATGGTCTTATTGAAAAAGGATCTTTGTTTCCAAAAGAAAATTATTCCAGATGTCTACTTTATTAATCAGGGAAATGATGCATTTTATTACAAGAATGCAAGAATGTTGAAAGCAGAATTATTGAGAGAACAAATCAAACCAAAATATACTGGAGTGACACATGAATATTTAGATATTCCAGGACAACGCGTTTATGTAGACATAGTCAAAGATGTTTTATTTATTTTAGATATTGGAGATGGTGGTGCAAAGACTGACAAATTTTCTAGAGACATTTCTCTTTTAAAAGATGGTCTTATTGCAGAGCCGAACAATAGTAGGTATATGTTTTATCTGGCAAACAGTTATAAGGATTCAGGAGACTGGGAAAATGCAAAAGAAATGTATGACCAATGTATTCGTTCCAATGGCTGGGTAGAAGAACGGTGGCAGTGTCATTATCAATTAGGAAAGGGGCATATGGCTCGTGGCAATCCTGCAGAAGCTGTTCATAACTGGTTGCTTGGTTATCATTTAATTCCAGAGAGGCTTGAGAATATTTATGAACTTATTCGGTATTATAGAGAAAATGGCAAACACATGTTGGCTTATCTCTTTTACAATATTGCAATTAAAACACCAACACTTAAATCACCTCCTGTATTTTTATTTTTAGAGAATGATGTCTACGATTATAAGATACATTATGAGTTTTCTGTATTTGGATATTATCACAATCCTGAAAAGGTTAACATGGCTAATCACAGTTCAAATGTATTGAAAAGGGTTCTTGTCCCTGACCATATTCACGCAAACATATTGCAAAATTATGGGTTTTATACTTCAAGAATTTACAAATTGAGCAGTATTTCAAACATTGACGAACTTCAGAATATGATGTTATTGAAATCATATTCAGATATAAAGTATTATTTTAATGGTGTAGAGATGAATAGTAGTTCTCCTTCTTTTTTGATTAGTCCGAATGGTGACAGGTTGCGGGTTTGTGTTAGAAAGGTAAACTACCTCATTCGCGATGATGGGACATATAATTGTCCAGGAGGAGTTATTACAAAAAACCACATCATTGAAATAGATATCTCTTCTCCTAGATGGAAATATGTAAACCATTATGAGATGGAATATAACAGACAATATGATGCATTCTATGTTGGTGTAGAAGATGTGAAACTTTTTTATAACAAAAAGTTAGATAGAATAAAGTATATTGGAACGAGGCCTCTTCCAGGAAATAATGGATTTGTAATTGAGTCTGGATGCATACAACAAACTGAAACAAGCCTTTCTACTTATGACAGTGTTTTTCTTAGACACTCTAATAACAATCATTGTGAGAAGAATTGGGTTTATTTCGAAGGCTCAGAAGGAAATGAAAAGGTTATTTATGAATGGAACAATGAAAGAGGTATAATTATTGGAGAACTTTCTGAGGAGACTTATCCCACTGTTTTGGATGATGAAACACCCGCGCCATCTAGAAATTTTATTCAGACACATTGCATTGAAGCAAAGAATAAAATCCCCAAAAATATAAGAGGTTCAACTAATGGAATAAGAATTGGCAATGAGATCTGGTTTGTTTGTCATGTTATTTCCCATGAAGACCTTAGAAACTATTATAATTTGTTTGTGGTCTTGGATGCAACGACATATGAAATAAAGAGCGTAAGTGACGTCTTTAAAATGTCTGAGAGGAAAATCGAATATGTTCTTGGGCTCGCTTATCTTCCATCATCTGGAAAAATGTTAATGGGTTATAGCACAATGGATAGAACGACTGACTATCTTTTGGTTGAAAAGGATGTTCTCATTGACAAATTAAATATGCAAGGTCTTTTTACAGAAGAAAATATCACAATGAAGATTTCCAATTAACAAAAATATTATAATATGTTTATGAATGATTATAATATTATAAACAGTATTATATGCATAATCAAGCTAGAGACTTTACACTATTTGTTAAACAGATTTTATTGGAATATTTTATTAATAAAATAGTTTTAGACGTTGGAGCTGGGGACATAAATGGAAACAATCGTTTTTTGTTTAACAACTGTGTTTATCAAGGGAATGATGTGATACCAGCAAACAATGTTACAATTGTATCAAAAACTAAAGACCTACTATTTGCAGATGAAATATTTGATACAATTATATCGACTGAGTGTTTTGAGCATGACCCAGAATATAAAGAATCATTTAGCAAAATTTATAGAATGTTAAAGCCAAATGGGTTATTTTTGTTTACTTGTGCTTCAACAGACCGAGCAGAACATGGAACAAGAAGAACAAGTCCAAATGAATCTTATGGCACAATTGGCAATTTAGAAGACATGTCCGATTATTACAAGAACCTTACAGAACAAGATGTAAATGAAGTGTTGCCATTCAACGAACATTTTTCTGTATGGGATACCTATTACAATTCTGAATCCAAGGACTTATATTTTGTAGGAATTAAAAAGGGACCTTCTGCAGTAAACCCATTGGAAAAATATGTAAAAGAACATGTAGTCAATACTTCTGCTAATATCTTGAATTAGAATAACAAACAAAACTGAAAATGAATTAAAACATTTGTAGTAATATGAATAAATATGTCTACAAAACTAGAAACTATTTTTGGCATTGATAAATCAGGAAGACAAAAAATGTGGGAAGCCTCTGTTGTGGAACATGCCGATGGTAGTGCAACAGCAACTATCCAATACGGTCTTGTATCTGGAAAAAAACAGATTACAGAAAGAACATATACTTCTGGGAAAAACATTGGAAAGTCGAATGAGACCACTCCGTTTGAGCAAGCGCTTGCAGATATCACCTCAAAATGGAAAAATAAAAAAGAGAAAGAAGGTTATAACACATCTAATCCTGCAACTGCAAATGAAGGTGAGGATGGAGATGGAGCGGACGAGGGAAATGCCCAAAAAGAAGATAAAAAAATAATGCCAATGTTGGCACATGTCTTTGAACCGAATAAAAAACAAAAAAGTAAAATATCTTTTCCCTGTTATGTTCAGCCGAAGTTGGACGGGGTTCGGTGCATATGTTATCTTTCTGCAGACAGAACCCAGGTAATGGCGCAATCACGAACAGGGTCTTATTTTGAGAGTGTGGGTCACATCACTACCGAATTATTGAGACCCTTTCTCGAAATCCCCGAATTGGGTCGCGGCATTGCCCTCGACGGCGAGCTCTACACAAAGAGTATGCCATTCGAACAGTTGGTGGGTCTTGTAAAAAAGAAGAAACTGAAACTAGAAGACATGGAAAAACTAAAAGAAATCTCTTATCATGTATACGATATTGTAGACACAAGTCCAGGAGCAACCTTCCACAATAGATTTCAACTTCTGCAAAGAATAACAGAATATATCAACTCACCTTATATTAAGCTTGTTGAGACTACAGTAGCAAACAAGGTTAATGACTTTCGTTGGTTTTTCTCTACATACATTCAACAGGGATATGAGGGAGCCATGCTGAGAAATATGGACGGATCTTATAGATGCAATTACAGAAGCTATGATTTGCAGAAATACAAAGAGTTTATTGAGGAGGAATACGAAATTTGTGGATTTCGAGAGGCTGAGGGGCGTGACAAGGGAACCGTTGTTTGGTTGTGTAGATTGCCGGATGAAAGCGGGTCTGTTTTTAGTGTTCGTCCAAGGGGAACGTTGGATATGCGCAGATACTGGTTTTTGAAAGGGGACGATTATATTGGGAAACAGCTTACAGTTATATATCAAGAGTTGAGTGAGATGGGAATTCCCAGATTTCCTGTTGGGAAATGCATCCGAGAGGAGTATTAATTTAAATTGTAATTATCAAAAAATAAATACAATTATATTTGCGGTATAAAATAGAAACGCTTACTCATTAACACTTTCTGCAGTCATGCTTGGTGGAGGGAGTTGTCTACAAACCAATTATCTCATTGAATATGTTTGAGAGAAGGGTATCCCATTATGGCCTCCTTCTATGTGTTTTTCTCTTGTGGCTTCTTCGTCGGCGTGTTTTTCTTCGACGAGTTTTTATTTTTCCACCTCTTATTGAAAGGGTTGATACAGAATCGGTAGGCTTCCCACTAAGCCTCTGAATAGCCTCATTTCTTTTTTCAATCATTGCAATTAAAGTTGCACTAATGTCATCTACATTTAATTTGTCTAATGACAACTCTTGAAGTAGATTGAATATAAACCCATAACGGTTTACATTCGAAACTGTTGATAACATGGCATCAGTTTTCAATTCCATAGTTAAACAAGTATCTTCAAATTCAGTGACTTTGAAACCTAGTCTTTCATATATTTCTGCTACTTCCCAACTTACTGCAGACAATGTTAGTTTATTGAATGTGCTTATATATTCTATAGGTCCAGGAACTATTTCTGTTATGCTGTCTGGTTTCTTATTGTTTGCATTACAGTATTTTAAAAACTCGAATATATAGTTTTTTATGTTTTGTTCGGGAGATAATGCAGTGAGATCTGGAATGTATGATGATAAAATAGTAGTATCTCTAATTGTGGTAAATAGCAGAGCCATTGCAGTAGAACGTAGGAAAGGAATAGTTGATGCTTTTGGATTATTGGCAATTACATCTATACATTGGGTGTTGTTGTCTTGATTTGGTTCATTCGCATCTCCATTATTCAAAATAATTAAAGATGTAATGTAGTCCGTGCCTGAAATATCCTTAGTTTTAACCATAACTGTTAGATTATGTGAGTAATCGTCTTTTAAAGTGTCTGTTATATATGATGGCTCAATCTCTCCCAGAATAGGAGCATCACTTTTCCTTTTAAAAGCCCGTTGGATTTTATTTTTATATTTTTTTATTTCCGATTTTTTTTCTCGTGTAACTTCTGGGGTTTGGCAGTCTCCGAAATTGTCCCTATTAATAAGGGTAATGTTATAACGATATTCATTATTTTTATCTGACCCTTTAGCATCATCTAACATTGTGTAAGTAACATCCATGCATATTCTATCACCAACAGAACACATCAGCACCTGTTCAAACCGTCTTTTTAAAAAAGCGCCATACCCTTTAAAGGGATAATCTCTTCCTTCAAAAATATGAATAGAATACCTCAATCGTAGTGGTGAAGAGTGTGAAACGGCAAATGAACTTAAGGAATGTGGCATTACGGTTGGAGGCTTAAAAAATATAGATGTCTCATTGTTACTTTCTATTATAGAAGATATACGGTCTGCGTCATGCATCATTGCGTCAGTAATAGACCCAGTAGTTTGAGCCCAACTAGTCGGACCAGTATATAGTGAAGATGTTCTTGGTTCGGATATTACTTCAGAAGGTACATAACATAACGTTGGAGAAGCTGATATAAATGGTTTCTTAGCAACTGTCTCATTTCCAGAAGATGAACTACTAGATGTGCCTGAAAATCCAAATGTGTTTGAGGTTCCAAATAGAGTTTCTGCAAATTCATTGTTTATAGTTAAATTTTCATTTAACGTTGCATCACTTGGATTTGTAATTTCTCTAACTGTTTCAGATATTTTAGATATTTCTTGGGCACTTAACAATTCTGTCTCTTTTTCCTCTATTGTCTCTCTATCTCTTTTTTTATTTTCAACACTGCTCATATAATTTATATATATTATTCTGATGTTGTAAGGAGCCTATTCATATTCACAATTTCTGGAGTAATGCCTTGCGGTGTAAACAATTTGTCTACAAAACAATTATCTCTGAACCGAATTGAATATGATTGTTGTATGTTGTTTCTTCCAATGCGTCCAATAGATTGTATTATTTTTTCTTGTGTCAAGTCCAAGTCTTTGCTCAAGTATCCATGGCAGAATTGGTAGTTGGTTCCATAGATGTAATCACTCGATGCAATAATCAAGTAGAGTTGTTGTTCTGTTGCCAGTTGCTTTACAATCTCTAGATATTTTGGGTTTTTGTATGTAGTAAAAATTCCAATTCCCATTAACAATAATATTTTCCAGCTGTCATCGATTTCATGAAGAGACATAATCTCTACAATGGTGGCGTCATCAATTCTGCTTGTGAATGGCATTCCAATGTTTCCATTACCAGAAATATTGATGTGTGGTGCCCACTTTGTAATATGCAAAAGACTGTTTGGAATGAATACTTCGTTTAGATTTACTGGTTTAACCTGATTGCGCAAGGTGTCAAGTTCTGCCTGTAATTTTCTGCAAACTCCCCTTTCCTCTTTTCCTTCTCCAGGGTCTCTGTCTCTGTCTCCTTTTGATTTGGATTTGGATTTACTTTTTGATGAAGAAGAAGATGAAGCGGATGATGTAGACAACGACTGTGATTTTTCCTGCGCATCTTCCAACTCTTTTTCAAGAACCATTATTTTTTCTGAGAGAACATTGTTCTTTTCTATTTTGTTGACAAGTTCTTCCATCATGATAGCAGGAATATTGGCTTGCTGTAAACAAAATTGTGCAACTTTTTCTACATCGTTTGCCAAAAAGATAGTAGGACCTTCTGTGAGAGTGTGTGCGTCGCTTGTTGTCAAATAAATTCCATAGGTTCCTTTTTTTATTTTTTCTTGAGGAAGGATAGCAGAAACAGCAGCCCGAGTTAATGGTTCTTGAACGCTCTTTAATCTGCGAAGTTCTCCACCGCCGCCTCCACTGGCGACACCTAAACCCCCGATTTGGGGCTCAACAGAAGCCGAGGGTCCAACGCTATGAAACTTTTTGATTTGTCCTGCAGAATTAGTCAGGCTATTGGTTGGCACAGTCGCATGACATTTGCGTGTAGTAATCAGTTCTTGATATATGTTCTCCCACAAGTCTGGATCCATGTTCTGCAATAATTCTAAATATCCCTTCTTAATATTTTCCATTGTCAATTGGGATATGTCTACAATTCTTATTCTATCTAATCCATTTTCTTTTTCTGCGGAAAGAACCTTGACAATGAATGAAACAACCTCACCCAAATCCAAATATCTCAAAATGGTTGGATTGTTTGAACAATGCTCTGCAACTTCCAGAACTTGTCTATAATCGTTTGAATAATAATGGGGAACTACAATATATCCATCGTTGTCAAATATGGGAATGGTTTTTGCACATTCATGGCTTACAATATTGTAAATAGTTGGCTTTGGTCTTTTGTCGTTTTCAGTGTCTTCCTCCCCGTCATCACCTTCAGATTGAAACTTTTGTTTGAAGTCTTGTATGACATTTGGAATAGTATGAAATTTGGGTAAGGTTGCAGAAGAGAGAACAATATTGGGTATCCTATTTTTGCTCCATGTTTCTTGTATCAATTCATGGAGATCGTGTTCTTCATAATCCATGGAGATTGTCGGCTCATCCCAATACATAATGATTTCTTCTGGCATATTGAATTGCAACATATAGGTCATAGATAACAGATAAGATTGGATGTCGCAAATCATAATTTCAACCTTTGTTCCATTGCTGTTATTTACCCGCCCAATCCCACCAGACCTCTTATTTATTGTGTAATCCACTGCAGAATAATAATGAAGTCTTATATCTTCCATTGTTTTGCAGCCAAACGCAAAGGCCACCTTCTTTTGAACAGATATGGCCGACCTTGCCAAAGAAAGACCAACATGTCTAGCTGCGCAAACAAAAACGATACGATGTCTTTCAGATAATCCAATGGGGCTCAATGTTTTGCCAGTTCCTGTGGGAGCAATATACAAAATTAGTTTTGGACCTTCTTTGCAGGTATGTGTAAATATTTGTTTTTGGTGGTCATAGAGAGAAATATTTTTATATTTGAGGATGAAAGAGTTCTTTTCAATGATGTCTACAGATTGTTCCAACATATGAAGTAGGTTGACTTGTGCAAGGTATTTATCTAGAGTATCTCTTACCAAATAAACGACATGTCTATTGAGTTGAGAAACTGTATTCATGGATAATCTGTAAAGTGTATAATAGTGAAACTCGAAGGTATGTTTTTCAAATCTTCTGAGAATGATTGCATGAATATGTTCCAACAATATGAATTCATAGACAGTATCTTTCACCATTGGAGTTTTGTTTTGTTCAAGGCGTATCTTGTCTGCTGTTTTAATTTTTTGTTTGTTGGATATTTTGATGTCCAAGGTTCTGTCTACTTTTTTGAGTTCTGCATATATTTCTGCAAAGTATGTTGAGAATAGATAGTCTTCCATTTCAGGAGAATAGGATATTTTGAGATACTGGAATAAAGATTTCTGATGATTGTGAGCGGTGTTTACATCAGCCATTCCCTGTTTGATTAATTCCAAAATATGTATTTCATTTTCTGGAAGAGGTTTTTCGATGCTTTGCCATTCAGTCTTTGTTAACTTTGTTTGAGTGAAGTCCATTTTATTTTTAATATGTAGACAAAATGTTTATTTCCTTTTTGTCAACATAGGGAATGAATGAATTCTGCAGGCGGTCTCTTTGCTGGTTGAGGGGTGGGGTCTGTATATTATTATAAAAACAATATAAAGACGTCTTTATCCAAAGGTATTTTCTGTGTTATAATTGATGTATAAAAACCCATCTTCATCTTGGTGTTCTCTATATATTTGAGAGAGTAGGGCATTCATTGCAGGAATGGTTCCATTGATAAAAACAAAAAGTGCTTTTTCCGAACTGAGTGTCATTCTTTTTCTGATTACATAGATGAACTGACTAAGTGTCAGATCCAAAGGAATGAGATATTTTATTTTGTCTATATATGGACAATCTGGGTTTGCTTTAGAATGTCTCTGACATATTACAGGCACACGGTCAGGATATTTATTTAACATGCGAAGGCTTTCCATTTGTCTGTCATTGAAGGTATGGTCTGCTTTGAAGTCTGAATAAAATGGCTTGTTGTTTTTTGTGGAGGATACAAAGAATTGTGTATTTTTTTTCATTCAATATTTTGGATGGTTGGTGTTTCTTTAAGTTCTTCATTGTATATATTTTTTTGCAGTTGGCTAATGGTTTGTTTTATTGTTTCTATCTCTTTTTCAAGTTTATTTACAGTATCTGTTAGGTGTTGTATGTCTTGTGTAAGTTTATTAATGGGTTTGTCTACATCTATTGTATCTGGGTTAATTAAAGGTGCTAGGGGTTTTGCAGGTTTTAACTGCTGCAATTTTGAAAAAAAGGTGTTTACAGAAGGGACTGTATCTGGTTCTGGTTCTGGTTCTGGTTCCTTCAATTTATGTTCAACTTTATGATTGAACTTGTCTACATCTATTATATCTTCTTTTATAGATATGTCTTCAATAACAGAACCTATGTGTAGTTTTCTTACAGGAGGTGGTGGTGGCATTGGATCATACTTTCTATCACTCAAAGCTTTCTGCATTAATATGTCTAAATTTATAACGGGTTCTGGGTCTTCATCTTTGAAATTTGGAGGAGTTGGTGGAGGTGGAACTGCAAACTGTTGAAAATGCTGTTTGTGTAATTCCAATTGTTCATCGAAGGAGACATTTTTCGAACGAGCTCCTTGCGGTCTAAATGGCATGCTTGTTTGTTGGGATTGGGATTGGCTTTGTCTCTGAGGATATGATTGTGGTGTGTTGTCCATTCCAGAAGAAACTAAAAAAGAACGAATGAATTGTTTATTCATTTCCATGAGAGGAAGAGAGTTTCCATTTATCTGACCGAATTCTAAAAAGCTTTTGTTGAAAGATGCATAGTCAACATTCATTGTTTCTCTAATGACCTCATACAACAAATCTGAATTTTCTTTTGATAAAAAGGACATTAGTATTTAAACTACAAAAAATATTTAAATTAAAACGCATATGTTCTTTATGGAGAAATATAGCAAATCAAAACAGATACTTGGATTAGAAACCGATCTATTTACTCATGCAGAACTAAAAAAAGCGTATATCAAAAAAGCCATCTTGTGTCATCCAGACAAAAACAATTCAACAAAAGAAAGCACGGAACAATTTCAGGAACTCCAAGAGTGTTATACATATTTGTCTACATTTGTAACTTTATCTAATGAAAAAGATGTAGACAACCAAACAGATGGAACTAAAAAAGAGGAAGGACATCAGCCAGATACTGGTGAAGAAATACTCTCGTTTATGAATGATGTCCTGCAAGGAAAATATCAACAGGTCTTTATAGATTTGGTCTGTGGAATAAAAACGATTTCCCTAACCGCTCTTGAGAGAATAAGCAAAAGACAATTGCAGAATATCTATGACTTTCTTACAATGTATGGGAATAACTTTTTCATATCCAAAGATATGTTGAAAACGATAAAAGATATTCTAGACAAAAAGGATACAACCAAAGAAATATTATATTCTGTTTCCCCAACACTAAATGACCTTTTGTGTGATAAATTATACAAACTCACTCTGGAAGACGAAACATACTTGGTTCCTTTATGGCACAATGAGATATGTTATGACGGAAAAAAAGAAGGAGAGGACATTATTGTTTTTTGCAATCCCTCTCTTCCAGAGAATGTCTTTGTTGACTCGGATAACAACCTCCATGTTAAGATTAGCATTTCATTAAATAGTTCTTTATTAAATGAAGCATATACAATTACACTTGGAAAAAAAATGTTCACAATACCAGTGAACCAGTTGTGCATAACGTCGGATATTCAAACGATTTGTTTGCCGAATTGTGGTATATTGAAAATCAATGAAGATAATTTTTATGATATTTCTAGCAGATCAAATATATATTTTATTGTGCAGTTGGTATAATTTACTTCTTACCTCGTCCCTTGGCCTTCTTGTTCTCAGCCTCGTGTGCAACCATTGTAACAGATGCTGGAGAAGGAGCTGCAATGACTGCAACAGGTTCCTCATCGACCTCATCTTGTTCTTGAGGTTCCTTTTCATCGTCACTGTCAACAACTTCAGTTGAAATTGCAGAGGATGATGATGCACTTTCCATTTCCTCAGGGTCTTGGTGCTTTGAAATATCCACCTTCTTCTTGAGAACAGTCTTGTCTCCTTCATCCATATCGATATGGCACTTTCCTTGGATGGTAGTAACTTGTTGTTGGACAACAGTTTGCACTAACTTCCAAGTGGTTCCAATCTTTCCGCCAACAATCCACAAACCTCCAAATTGAATGATGGTGGCCATGTTGTTTCCTCGAGTAATGAAGTTGACAGGAGTGAGTGAAGGATCTTCAGGGTTTGGGAATAACATATTTCGGTCTTCGTCATAAACTTCAGAAGACCACTTACCTTCGAAGCAAGGGAGTTTCACATTCAAGGTGGGTGGGCGATTTAATTCAGGTTCCTTGCTTTCCTTGTTCTTAGGATACTTGAGCATAGGAGACCAAATCATATCAACCATTTCCTCGTTCTTAAGTTGCTTGCCGAGCCAATCCTTGGAGAACTCGAGAACCTTTCTCTTAAGACTGGCCTCAAACTCAACAAGTCTCTCAAAGCACACCTTATACTTAGGATCACATGCCTCATCGTGAATGTCGGGGAATTGCAGAGCGAACGAGAACTTTTCATTTCCATCATAATCGCTGGCGCCAAAGGTGAACATGATTGGGAGCTTCATTCTCAGAGCAGAGTTGGTCTTTTTGTTCATCACCCCCACATTCTTTCCACCCCCTTGAGTGGCCTTAGGAGCGTAAAACTTAAGATCGTTAATGTTGAGTTCAGAGCAGTTAATGATAGTAGAAGCCATTTTGATTTGTTTGTTGATTTAATAGTTGTTCTTCCTTTAAATCAATTTTTTTTAATTAAAACAAAGTTTTTTACAGGATGGATGATAAGTTAAAAAATAAAATATTTGAAACCGCAAATCAACCCCATCCATATTCACACCCATCCACATCCAAAAAAGACAAAACAGAAATTTATATCATGTAGGAAATTCCAATAGTATCTGCAAAATATATAATTCGTAAAAAATCTAAAGTTCTTTATATAAACGAAATAAAGAATGGAAACGCAAACTTATGCTTATGTAGAATCGCAAGATAACCCAAACAAAAGAGTAAGAGTGTCTAACACAATTATTGTCAAGAAATGTAGTAATGTAGACAAATCTAAAAAAAAGAAGGATATTGACTCAACTCTGCAATCCCAGCCTCCGCAACCTCCTCCCCCTCCAACAACAAAAAATTTTAAAACAACAAAAAATCTCAATTATTCTGTTGCAGAATTGAAACAACATCTGAAAACAAACAAACTTCCTGTTTCTGGAACAAAACAAATATTACACAACCGTCTGTTTGGCTGGTTGAGAGAAATTACAAGCGCTGAAAAAATACAAGCCATCTATCGCGGATATTTGGTTAGAAGTGTTCACTCTTTATTTTCTAAATACAAACAGATGCTTACAGAATGTGTAAATGATCAAGACTTTTATTCCTTTGAAGAATTGAAGGATGTAGACAAATATCAGTTAATATGTTTTCGAGACTCCGATGGACCAGTATATGGCTTCAACATATCCTCGATTCATGAGTATAAACAAAAACTGGATTTCGGTGCAGAACCAACAAATCCATATACTCGCAATAAATTCTCTAAAGAGTTCTTTGCAGAGTTGTCTAAAATTGTCTACGCTTCTAAAAAATCAATCATTCCAACTGTTATTGAAATAGACAAAGGAGAAGAAGAAGCCAACCTGCCTTTTGAAAAAAGAGTGGAATTGCGTGCAATTTCTATGTTTCAACACATCAACTCTCTTGGAAATTATAGTGATGTTTCTTGGTTCATGAATTTGTCCAGGAGGCGTGTTATACGAATGGTTCAAGAGTTGTATGATATATGGAGTTTTCGTTTGTCCATAAGCATGCAAACCAAACGCGCCATTTGTCCTCCTTTTGGAAACCCTTTTGAAAATAACATGAATGTAAATATACTTGCAATGAACATTGATGAATTGCGCAATTTAGTGTTAACAATTTTTGAGAATTTTGTTTTCAAAGGTGTAGACAGAGATAGTCAGTGTTTGGGTTCTTTCTATGTGTTGGGTTCTTTAACACTGGTTAGTCCCATTGCTGCAGAGTCATCACCTTGGCTTTTTCATTCATTTGTGTATTAATGACCATGGTTGCATTTTGTGCATTTTATTTTTTACAAACTATTTATTTAAAAAGTATTTTAAAATTCCATTCAAAAAATAGAACTCTTTAGGCAATTTTGCGACCATAAATCCTGTTATAATATATAATGCGTTAAACCACTTAAAAATAAGCTCTTGGTATATATCATAAAATGTCTTCTAAGCAATCATCCAAGCAAACCAAGCAATCCAAGTCTTCTGAGCCTGCTTCCGTTGCAGCTCCTGTTGTTGCCGCCCCTGCCCCTGCTCCTGCACCCGTTCAAGAGAAGGCTCCCCGCAAGTCTTCCAAGAAGGTTGAGACCAAGCCCCAAGAGGTTGTTGCCCCTTCCACTGAGAATGTTTCCGTTTCTGTTGAGACCCTTCCCGAGGCTGAGCAAGCTGCTGCTGAGGCCGCCAACGACATTGATGCCAAGTGCACCAAGTTTTACTCTGATCTTCAGGAGATTGCTGGAAGGCTTTCTGTCATGAAGTCTCTCTTCAAGTCTATTGAGCGAGACTATGGAAAGAAGCTTAAGTCTGCCTCCAAGGGTCATGGAAAGAAGAAGAGTGGAAACCGCGCTCCTTCTGGATTTGTGAAGCCCACCAAGATTAGTGACGAACTTGCAACCTTCCTCGGAAAGCCTGTTGGAACCGAGATGGCTCGAACTGACGTTACCCGAGAGATCAATGTTTACATTCGTTCTAACAATCTTCAGGATGCTACCAATGGCCGACAAATCAACGCCAACCCTGCTCTTGCTTCTCTTTTGAAGCTTCAGGAGGGGGATGTTCTCACTTACTTCAATCTCCAGAAGTACATGAGTGTTCACTTCATCAAGGCTGCTCCTGCCACTGCCTAAATATAACAACCTGCAAATGAAAATACAAAATACAAACTACAACCAATAAACTAGAAACTCCTAACCTCAACCCTCAAACTTTAAAAAAATCTTAGAAATAGTCCTAAAATAATGCATCCAAACAAATTTTAAATAAAATGAAATATGAAAATACAATATTTCATTTTAGTCTGTAATATAATTCAAATACTAATTTCATTCATTAATATCTATATATTATATATATGGATATTAGCAAATTGGTAAATTTTACAACTACTTGTATAAAAAAGACAATAAAGCCTTCTGCCGATATGAACATTTTAAAAGGAGATTTGGAATTATTTTTTTCATTATTCATGACATATTCAAAAGGAGAACTAACTCAACAACTTGAAATTGCAAATGAAGTAAGAAATAAGCTCAACGAAAAAATTAACAGAATTGGTTCCAGTAGAATGCGGTATCAAGGTATTGCAGATACTCCTGCTGAAAATAATGAAAATATGTTTGATTTCATGTATGATAATTCAACTAGTGCGTTATCAGACAGAAGAACATATCATCATAAATATGCAACTAGTCTTGTTCTTGATTTCATAAACACTTTAATTCAATACACCAATAATGAAACAGAATATTTGGATAAATTAGAAAATACTCTTTGGATAGTTATGTGTTTTATTCGTGCAACACAGTTGAGGATTAATAAGATGAGAGGAAATGAAAATCAAGAAGAAGAATTAGGATCACTTGTATCCCCCGCTGCTGGAGGAACGAGGCATCGTCGCAAAAGAAAAAATAAAAGGAAAAATAAAAGAACAAGGAAGCATAAGAATATATTAAAGTGAATGTTGTTACGTGGTTGTTTTTTTCCTTCTTACAATTGTTGATGTAGGTTTTTCTGGTTGAGGTGTAGACAACTCTGTAGAAACAGTTTTGGGATTTCTTTTGCGGACAACCGTTGATGTTGGTTTTGTCTTTTCTTCTGGTGGATTTAGTGGAGGCTGGATTGCAGAAGGAATGGGTTCTGGTGTTGGTGTTGTCGTTGGTGTCGCAGCTTTGGAAATCGGTTGTTTCTTTTCTTTTGTGGACTTTGTCTTTGTCTTTGTTGTCTTTGCAGGAGGTGGACTCTCTTTTGAGAATAGTTTCGTAATGGAAGCTTTTACCTTTTTGTCTACAGATGAATAATCACACTTTGAATATGAACCTTCTGCAATAAGAATAACAGAAAGATTATCTTGTATATCTTCCTTTGTAAATCCATAAGAAACGCATTTGTCTACAAATGTTGTTGGGGTATTTATTTGATTGTATAAAATCATTAACATATAACTCATGTAGTCCAGTCTAAAGTGACCCACTCTTATTTGCAGATTAGCCTCAATGTTTGTGGTTATATTTGTTTTTTTCGTTTTAGAGGACATTTTTCCTAAATATCCTGTAAAGTTTATCTTCTTTGGATGGCAGACGTTTGTAGCCCTTATGATAGATATGTCTTCGCATTCATATGGAAGTAAATCATAGTCCGACATTGCAGCAGAAGCAAAGCTTAAATGATATAATTCTTCCAGTTTTGTTTTTGTTCTCATAATGTTGAGAGGGTAGTTTTCATGAACCATTAAAGGCATCAAATCATTTTCCATATGAAATAAATCCACTTTGTCTACAAAGTCTGTTAGTTGAGACATAAAGTCTGTAGTGACTTCAAAGATGTTTGTTTTGTGTGTGTCTTTCTTTCCCTTTGGTTGTTGTTGTTGTTGTTGTTGTGATGATTTTGATTTTGCAGGAGGGACTGTTATCAAAGAGAATTCAGCGGACATAATGGCATTCCTTACGTCTCCTTCTGCGGTTTCCGTTGCAGTCTGAATAAGTTGGTTTTGATGTGTTGTGAGTCTAGTTGTGTTGAGTTCTTTCTTTACAATTTCTGTGATATATTTGCAAATCTCGGCGGAGGTTGGTTTGAAGAATTTGATGTCTGTGCATAACGCCGCCAATGGTTTTATCTTGGGCTCGTATCGGTCATTGCAGGTCAAAATGATTGGTATTTTTGTTTCCTTTACACATTTGCAAAGAGCTCCAATAAATCCGTTGTCGTTTGAAACATCGACGTCATTGACAACAAGGATGTTTGATTTTCCCCAGACATTCTTTATTGTTTTCACAAAGGGAGCCACTTTTTGTGTGATAAATGATTCATTGCGTTCATCATCTGTATTGACCTCCATGACATTATACTCAGGTTGTTTGATCAAGAGTTCTATAGATAAAGTCTTTCCAATTCCGCAAGGACCTGATACCAAAGCGCAGGCAGAAGATGCAGACCAAGTGAGTAGCCATCTGCCAAGTGTTTGTATCGCGGTTTTATTGCCAATGATTTCCGAAAATTTGGTGGGTTTGTATTTTTCGAGCATAATGTTGGGTGTTAATTAGTATTGAATAATAATTTAAAATCAATTTTAGATATTAATAGTTGGGCTGATCATTCTCAATCCCCGTCCATCCTCCATGGAAGCACCTCCTACAGCGGATATAAACTCTGGCTTATTATAGCGCTCACTTATCCAATTCAATAAACTGGGGAATTCACTGGTATTGAACTGCAATAAATTCACATTGTTGTCTACACACCATTTTATGAAATCCGTATGATAATACATAAACAAAGAAGTGAGGACATAATAGGAAAAGGCATTTGTATTTTCTGTGTAGGACTTTGCAGAAGTGCATGGAACAATTATTTGAGAATAAGTGAACCCTTGACTTTCCAATACCTTCCTTGCTTGTCCCAAAGAATATTTCTTTTGTTTTCTAATGATTGTAGACAAATTGGTAGAATGCAAGTTAGAATAAATCAATATAACAATTATCTCTGCCCAGAACTCTGTGTATGTCTCATATAATTGAATTTCAGGGGAAATACAAAACATGGATTTCAAAGAAGCCCTAACAGAAGGAGTCTGAGAATATGCAAAGTCCAATCCAAAATAATGAATTGTTTCATGGATAAAAACCTTGAACCATTCTTCTTCTCTATATATTGTAATCGTTTTGCCGTAGTCACAACGGGCTGAAAAACCAGTATTGCAGTTTATAGAAGACAAGGGTCCGCTTTCTGGAAGGGTTTTTTCAAATGGGGTCAAGAAGACCTCCAACAAAAGAGTATCACACTTTCTCTCTGCATATTTACGAATTGTAGACAACCACCAAATAACACACTTCATTTGTCTCTGCAAATCCTCCAAAGGAATAGTCTCTCCATAGCAATAAAAAATAGTTTCATAATGGATTGGAGTTTCTCCTTTGAATGTCAGTTTTTCTGCAGGGGTCCTTTCGATATAATCAATGATCTCTTGCGGAAATAAATCATTGTCTCTCTCTTGAATATTCTTTTTGATAAAGTCAGAAGTGTGTAAAGGGTTTTTCAGTTTTGTTTTGAGAATATTCTCTTTTATTGTATTTTTTAGTTCGTCCAACATATATACTGTGGTTTAAATAAAAAATAATAATAATCATTTAAACTACAACTTGTGTAGACCTACTGAGACACAGTTTTTCTAAAATCCAATCAACAACATATTGGTCATCACCTCCCCAAGCAGAATAGTCAGCGCCTTCCATAGACAAAACATTTACTTCTATGCAACTCCCATAGTCATCTAAAAAGTGAACATGTATTTCAGCGCTTTGAAAAAGATGAAGCCTAGTAACAAAAATTGCAATCTTACTACTTGTTCTTACTGTTACAAACTCTTTTGATTGAATTGGAACTTCTGTAGAACTCATTTATATTATCAGCAAAAGAAAATAAAAATGGCTTCTAAAAATATTTTTTATTCTTTCGACTTTTGTTCCTTGTGTAAATGGGTTGAGGAGAAATCAACTGGTTTGCCAACATCTTTGTATTATTTTCTTCCAATTCTTGTTTCATAATACGCATATATTCCTCTTCTTGTTTTTCCTTTTGTTTGAGTGTCTCATACATTCTTTCGTCAATATCCAATTTGTGTTTTTCCAATCCATGAACAATTCCAGAAATATAATCAATAGTTGCAAATGAAAATAAGAGTGGTCTAGACAATTTGGAGACATCTAGTTCTCCTGTTTCATCTTTTAAGTATTTGTATTTGGAAGCTTTGAATTCAACAACACCAATTGGTGTAACACGTCCATTGGGTTTTACTAAATACATGTGCGCATATAACACACCATAAGAAGATGAATACTTTCTTTGCACCATTCCAAGACATACAGAAACTGGAATGCTGTATATTTTTGTTTCTTGAACGGTAAACTCTTTGTTCTTGTCTTCTGGATTTATTGCAGTAATCTCTAGATAGTTGATGCTTTGATTTATATTAGACTGAACCATATTAGTCAAAACGAAAAAAATAAAATAATATATACTTTTTGCATCAAAATCCCATTTATAAATAATTATTTTTCTAATTTTTTTAATCGTTTATCAAATCCATCTATTTTATCCATCATTTCTTTGTGTCTAATAACAGGTAATATATAATGGTTATATGCAGGAATGCCAGTAGCAATTATTGAAATGCCCCCAATAATACCAATAAAATATTTATCTTTCATTTGAAGTAATCATAATAATATATTTGTGTTTTAAATCATTTCTAAATTTCATTTCATTTAAAATGGGAGTTTTAAATGATATGTAAAAATTGTAAAAGGAAGAATAGACAATCACTTTCTTTTTTTTGCAATGTCCTGTAATTTGAATACAGTTTTGCTAGAAATGCTTGGGAATTCTCTATATTTAATTGTAGACAACCTTTGTATTTGTGGATGGAAATTCTCTAAATGATGGGCTGGTGAGTAAAGACAACCGATGTTTTCCACTAGCTCATCCACTTCATTTACACGGTTTGGCTCTGCAATAAATGTTTCTGTTTTTGTTATGAGGGTTTGCAATACAATTTCAATATCTTCTTTTGGAATAATTCCATTCTTCATTAGTCCTCCTAAAAATGTAGACAAGGCCTTCCTTTTCTCATTCATGGTATTCATAGCACAGAATTGGTCATAATCTGTATTTGGGTCAAAATATACCATATTTTCAAACATTCCTAAAAATGTTCCATAGACAGTTTTGTAATGTCTGTAAAAAACATTTTCGGAGGAAGTGATTGCAGAAGATGAGGAGGAGGGTTCCTTTATTTGTATAGTTATGATTAGATGTGAGTAGATATCTGCATAAATATTTGTATAAAAACGATTGGTCGAAGCAATTTCAAAGACAAGCTCTGCTATTTGAGAGAGTTCTGTTTCATCCTGTATAGGTTCTATCATTGCACATAGTTTGTCTATACAGTCTAAATAATTCTTTGGAGAAACTTTGTTCAATAAAAGTTTAATAGCAGTAAGTGAGTTTACCTTTGCATCTTCTTTCAGAATGGTAGTGGGTTTGTTGAAAACAAGCTTCGATTTTTTAAAGTTTATCTTTTTTATGACTTCTACATTTGGCTTAAAGTTTCTGTGAAGTTCACGAAGTATTGCAATGACATCCCCGCTCAATTGGTAGTCAAACCCCTCGTTTTTTATATTGATTATTTCGGCAATTGTGTATTGCACCATGAATGATAAATGATTAGATTATCTTTTATATAATTTATTTATATACTTAAACACATGCTTATAATACCCTAAAATGTCAGATTTATCCGACAATAATAAAGAACCAGAACAACCGCAAGACCACCCCCCAACCCAATCCCCATCTGTGGAAGAACGGTTTCCTCCCATCTCTACTTGGGACGAACTTATGCTAAGTGAAGAACTCCTTCGAGGCATTTACAGTTATGGCTTGGAAAGACCCAGTCCAATTCAATCCAAAGCCATTCTTCCTGTAATGAGGGGACATGATGTTATTGCACAAGCGCAATCAGGAACTGGAAAAACAGCCACGTTCACCATAGCCTCTCTATCCAACATCAATATTAATTTGCAAGGAGAGCAGGTGTTGATCCTTGCACCCACCAGAGAACTGGCAAAGCAGATAGAACAAGTCGTACGGAACATTGGTTCTTTCATGGAAGGATTGGTTGTAAAAACGGTGTTGGGAGGTTCCTCTATTCCAGAGGATGTCAACTATTTTAAAAATAATGCTCCACACATTGTCGTAGGGTGTCCTGGAAGAATGTTGGATTTGATAAGGCGTAGAGCAATCAAGACGTCTCATTTGAAGTCTATTGTCTTGGATGAAGCCGATGAACTTTTGTCTACAGACTTCCGAGTTCAAATCCAAGAGATAATTGGAAAATTGCCATACAGTATACAGATTGCATTGTTTAGTGCTACCCTTCCCACTCATATTAGAGAGGTTACCCATAACTTTATGAACAATCCTGTTGAGATATATGTGAAACAAGAACAACTAACTTTGGAAGGAATTAAACAATATTGTGTGGCCATCCATCGTAATTCTCAAAAATATGATACACTCAAAGACCTTTATTCTTCCATTTCTGTTTCGCAATGCATTATTTATTGCAATAGTATAAATTGTGTGAGTGAGTTGTATGATAGATTGATTAATGATGGGTTTGCAGTTTCTTGCATTCATAGCAACATGGATAAAGGAGACAGAGAAAAGGCTTTTGTGGATTTTAGAACGGGTTCTTCTCGCATTCTTATTTCTTCGAATGTGACCTCAAGAGGAATTGATATTCAACAAGTGAGTGTTGTAATTAATTATGAGATACCACATGATGTTAGCAACTATCTTCACAGGATCGGTCGTAGTGGTCGCTGGGGGCGCAAGGGAGTTGCAATCAATTTCATTACACCTCAAGATGTAAAGCAAATGAGATACATTGAAGAGTATTACTCAACAGAAATACAAGAACTTCCAGAGAATTTTATGTAATGTAGACAAGAGACAAGAGACAAACAAAAACAAACTATTAGTTAGACTTTGAAAATAAAAATTATTATATTATGTATGCTTCATAATATAATTTCCAAATTTGTGGGAGGCACTGGCGATAAAAAAGAGGAAGCCTTTGTAGAAGCCACGAATGTGTTTCGTTTGCCCATACAGTATAACAAACAGGTCTGCAAAGTAACTGATGAAATTTCTACAGAATTAGAAATCCAAAAGGTTTATGAGGTGTTGTGTCCAACGAAAAACGCACATGACACTTCCATATTAAAAGATATTTCTCACCATTACACTACGGACGTCAAATACTTGCAAGACACACAAAACCTTCTCAAAGAATACAAGACGCAACCAGCAGATGTGTTGCCCATTGAGACTAACTGCGAAGAGAACCTATACAATACTGTTGAAGAGTTGAAAGAAGAACTTCAAATCGACCAGTTTCTCTCGAAATATGGTCTCATCGATTATGACCATTTTGAATATCTGAATAATCTGGAGAACGTTTTGCAGGCAATGACACTTTACACCATTGTGTCGCCCCTCATAACTGTTGCTACTCCTCTCATCATCATTGTTGTTCCTTTTTTCATTCTTCAATTGCGATATTCTCAATTGACATGGGATCTGTATATGATGGTTCTTAAGGATGTTGGGAAGTCTAATCCGTTTATTAGAATGATTACACAATATGGCGAGTCAACTACAGAACAAAAGACATATCAAGTTCTAACTTTTTCATTCTATGTATTTTCCATCTATCAACAATTTTCTTATTGTCTTCGTTTCTATGAGAACTTTAAAAACATTCATAGATATTTGATTGGTCTTAGAACATATCTGGAAAAAACAATACAGAACATGAGACACCTTATTTCTTTTACTCACGAACTCAAGTCCTATAAAACATTCAACACCGATCTCTGCAAAAATATAAATGAACTGATGGACATTGTTCACATGTTGACTCCAATTCAAGACTTTGGGTTTTCATTTTCCAAGTTAATGCAGTTGGGATATGTTTTGAAAACGTTTTACATAGTAAAGACCAAACTTTCTGTAATGGAAGCAACGAACTATGCTCTTCACTTCAACTCCTATTTTCATCACATGGAGACTATTGCGGGTCTTCATACTGTGGGGAAATTGAGTATAGCAAAAATACTTAAAGACAAGAACCCCATTATAAAGCTTAAACAAATGTACTACCCTGCACTGGCAGATGATGTCTCCTATCCAACTGTTGTAAAAAACAATGTGTCTCTCGACAAAAACCTTATTATTACTGGCCCCAATGCCTCTGGAAAAACTACCACTATAAAATCTCTCTTTTTAAATGTTCTGCTTACACAACAATATGGACTGGGTTGCTACTCTTCTGCATCTATTACACCATTCAAACATCTTCATTGTTATTTGAATATTCCAGATACAATGGGACGCGACAGCCTCTTCCAAGCAGAAGCCAGGAGGTGCAAAAAAATAATTGATGAAGTCGTTTCAAATTCTGGAGGAAAACATTTGGGCATGTTCGACGAACTATTCTCTGGAACAAATCCAGAAGAAGCGGTTGCAAGTTCAGAGAGGTTTATCAAATATATCACAAAACAACCAAATGTGAAATGGGTACTCACTACTCATTTTAACGATTTGTGTAAATCTCTTGACAAACACAAACAAATACAGAATTATCACATGGAAGTGACCGAAGATTTTACGGCGACATATAAACTTAAGAAAAATATTTCAGAAGTAAAAGGTGCATTCAAAATACTTACAGACATGAATTTTCCAAAAGAGATTACAGATGCAAAATAATTCGTTCTGTTAAAATAATAATATTAATGCCATAGTATAATAGAATGGTTTTCGGATGTTTTAGTTCTTCTTCATTCATTTGTTTAGGGGTTACACTCGTACTAATAGGCATTTTGGGATATTTAATTTCAAAAAAGTTTCAAGACCAAAATCACAAAATATCGACCATGTGCGAATTGGTAACTACTATGGCACAAGACCTGCAGATGCTGAAGATGCAAAATGCGGTTGATAAAATACAACATTCTTTGCAAACAAACTCTTCTCACTCTTTAACACTTGATGGAGCCTCCCCATTTACTGGAAAAGTGAATGACACCATAGTTGTCGGTGGGTTCTCTTACAGCGCACCTACCTCATCTGACTTACAAAACAAAATCGTAGTATCGGATGATGAATGCAGCGTGGATGAAAGTGATGATAGTTCTTTGGAGGATTATTGTGAAGATGTAGACAATTCTAGTGATGATGAAATAGAAATTACAGAAATTGAAAAAAACACAGATGATGAGGATGAGGATGATGATGTCTCTGTTGTGAATATCCAAATGGATGACCAGCCCATTGAAATGAAACAAATAGACATTGCACTTGAGAGTTACATGTCAAAAGAACAAGGAGAAAACTACCAACAATCTCATCCACAGATTGTTGTGAGTAAATTAGAGGTTTCTCCTTCTCCTTTTTCTTTTTTAGAAGTGTCTGAAGGAGTGGCAGTGGAGGACGGATTGCAAGAATTGGACGGATTGGAAGAATTGCAAGAAATAGAAGAAAAGGTAGAGGATGTTATGGAGATGTCTACAAATGAAACAACTACTGAAAACAATAAAACAAATCAATTATCTCCTGCAGCCAAACCCAAGAAGTCAAAGCCCTCCCGTTCTAATTCTGCAGAAGAAGTTGATGGAAATGAAGGCCTTGAAGATTTTTCTGGAGATTATTCAAAGTTGAATGTTACCCAATTGAGAAAGATTGTTACAGACCGTGGTTTGTCAACTCATGCAACTAAATTGAAGAAGACAGAACTATTGCAACTCTTGGGAAGTGGTGTCAGTGGAGGTTCCGTCGGTATCGTTGAGTTGGGTGAGATTTATTAGAGATAAACATACGCATGTCGAAAGTTTTTATATCGTTTTATTATTATTATTTTGTCCACAATAATAATATAATGAACTTCAATGCAAATAGTTATTTTAACAGCAGTCCAATCGGCGTAATGGATATTCTTGCTCTAGATGCCCTTTATGTTCCTGCAACAGGACCCACCCCACAAAACGCGTCTTATTGGCAACCTTATTCAGGACTTAATAACACTCTCAGAAAACAAGAAGGCATTAAAACAAACTGGGGATATAGGCAATTTATGACACACCATGCAGTTGGAATTATGAACTTTAATACTACCCAAGCACAACAAGCTTTGGGACTTCCAATTCAATTCAAGTCTGCAATTAGTATACCAGAGGCATTCAATGCAGATAGTGACTTGAAAAAGTCTTTTGTAGACAAAGAAAGAATACAATCTAAAATGGTTTCTCCTAGTTTGTAGAATCCTCACCCAAACGTCTTTGTCTTCTTAAATCTCCACGACGTGAACGACGCAATTGTCTACCAGTAAGATTTCTCTGCACATTTTCATAATCTTCATAAGTACCAATTGAAGGCTCATACATCGGTTGTTGCTGCATTTGTTGCATCTGTTGCATCTGCTGTTGTTGTAAATATTGTTGATATTGATAAGCTTGCATCATTTGTTGATGTTGCTGAACCCGTTGCATATATTGAGCATAATGCTGTCGGGCATACTCGGGAGTAGCTCCTGGGGGAGGAGGCTGATATGGCAGAGGAGGATATGCCATAGATGGCCCTACTTGAGGAGGTAGAGTAACTGGAGCGGGGGGTGGAGGTGGAGGAGGTTGTGGCGTTTGAGAAACACGAACTGGCATACGAGGTGGGGGTGGAGGAGGGGGTGGTATTTGCATGAGTTGAGGAGGAGGAGGTGGAGGCGGCACCTGTGTTCCCAACTCCTCTACTTGCCCCTTTTTCTTTTTTCCAACAGAACCAAACAACAACCTTCCTGCAAACTTGTAATAACACATTGTCATAATCATCATAAATGTCACACATATAACAGAAACAGAAGCCAGGGCTGTTACAGAAAGATTGAATGCTTCATCCATGATGTGATGGAACTGGTCAATGACAATGGATGAGACGGCAGTTTTTTCCAACTCTCCTACATTCTTTAATAATTCCTTTGTCCAATCTTTTGCAGGAGACAATACCGCTGCTGAAATGGCAATAGTGTTGTTTACTGTTTCTTGAGTGCTTGAGAGAAACTCTCTCCATTGCCCACGCCATCTTTCGGTCTGCATAGACTTTATCATTCCCATTTCAATCTCATTCTTAACTGTGTAGGGAAACAAAGAAGCATTTTCGGAAACAATTTGGTGGGTAATCATCGCGTTAGTGGAAGCAAAGACATCTGTTGTTTGGGTGTATAGTTCTTCTACAGAATTCTTTGGAACCCCGCTATACACTTTGATAAGACCAAATTCAAAGTCATCCAACACCTTAATGTAGAGTTTAGACAACTCATACAAACTTTTTATCCTCACACCTCCACTTGTTTTCAAATCTGCTATAGGAGTGCTAAGATACTTGGCGTGGTGTTCTTCAACAGTATTCATAAGATTTCCCATAACGACCCTCAACATGTACCAATTTGTATCCATATCCAGTTGGATGTTCTGTGTAGTCTCATTGTAAAAAGCCCTTATGGGTTTCACAAAAGTTGTTTTGCAGAGGTTGTTGAAATATGTTTTTGTGTTTTGTTTAATTTGTGCCTTCACTCTCTTCTTTTCGTGAGTTCTTGAAATCTTGTAAACTTCAATAATATTTTTCACATTCATAGGGGTGCTTCCCTTTTCAAAGAGACCCACTTGCGCCAAAGCGTTTGTAATCTCTGTCATTTTTTCTTCAGACAACTGGTTCTCAAAAGAAGTAATAATTGGCTCTGTTTTTTCTTCCACTTTGTTGGGAATAATGGCAGAAGCATTCACCAACATAACCCCTCTATTTGTATTATGTCTACTTCGGTGATGAATAGGAACATTTGCATGTGGAAAATATTTTTTATAGTCCACTACCTCTTCTTCTATAGGATTAGATGCAGGGTTTCCAAAGAAACTAAATAATCCATCTGATTTCTTTGGTTTTAACAAACTCATCCGAACTTGATGCATCTGCTCATTATATTCTTCTTCTCTCTTCTCTTGTCTTTTTCTTTTCTCTTCTTCTTTCTTGGCTTTCTCTTTTTCTTCCATTTCCTTTTTCTCTTTCTCTTCTTTTTCCTTCTTCTCCTTTGCATATTTTATAGCCATCTCCCTTTTCACATTCAGATTATAATTGTCTATGTTTTCCTTTGCAATTTGTTCCGACACCTTGTTGAGACTGTCATAAGCCTCTTGCAAAGTCCAGATGACGAGTTCTGGTGGTTCACTCTGAATGGAGTTCACTATTTTCAGGCAACCCTCATACAACATCCCAGTTAGTTCTTCAGAGTAAGAGTTGAATTGTTTCATAAGACCAGAAACCATCTTCATGTGTTGCCCACGCCAACGACCAATCGTTCCGAATTCTTCAAATTGGCTCACTGGTGTAGACATAGAAGGAGCATAAGGCTTGTAATCTGGTGTAAGAGAATATCCACGGGTAATTGTTTCCATGCAAGTAGGATCCCCAGTTACATTACACATCTCGTGCAAATGAGGCATCATATTTTCTTCTGCATTCACAAATGTGTGGCCATGTATAACAAGACCTTGCATCACATTATCCATATTCTTGTAATTGGAATAAGTAGCCGCATTCATATGCAATTCTCTATTTGCAGAAATAATCACCTGGTTCTCTGCGTTTATTAATGCAGAAATGAATATTACGGTTCCCATGATTTCACTAACCAGTTTCATTACATTCACTCCTCCAGATTGAACGCGGTTCATTCCTTTAACCAAAAGTTTAACAAGTGTAGACATATATGCATGGAGACTTGCGATGTTTGATTGCACAATCATTTGGTACGATATGTATTTCTTCATTTTCAAAACGCTTTTGTATAAAGTGTCTCTGTATTCCATGATTTCTATTTCATCTTTGTCAGTTGTGCTATAAATCGGTATTTTCTGTATCATCATCAACATTCCGCTTAGCATCGTGTCATGAACTGCCATGCTCCTCATAAGCCCAATTATTTTTTGTGCAGGAACACAGTCGAGAATAGTATCGAGATTGTCTATGTAGTGATTTATAACTATGGGTTTGCGCAAAGAAGAAGATGGAGAAGGGGAAGAATGCGACCTCGTCTTTTTTGTTTGTGACTTTTTGCTTTTAGATATTTTGTTTGATTTAGACTTCTTATTTGATACACCCTGTAAGGACGACTTGCCCTTTTTTGAACGTGTAAAAACAGATTTAATCATTATATATATATATCATATATAATAATTATGACTATCTTAAGCATTGACGTAGGTATAAAAAATCTGGCACTCTGTCTTTTGTCTACACAAAAAGAAATTATTCTATGGGATGTGTTAAACATTGCAAAGGAAACTGCCGCAGAGCCCTCAAATACCACAAAAAAAGAAAAGTGTTCTCTTTGCAAAAATAACGCCAAATACCGAAAAAACGAGACCCTTTATTGCACCAGACATGCAAAAGAAACAGCATACCATCTTCCCTGTGGAGACCTCCTACCTTCTAAAATAGAAAAGATGAAACTCTCTCAACTAAAAGAACTTGTAGACACTTATAGCATTGACACGGCACCCATTGAAAGCACAAAGAAACTGAAAGAGAATTATATTGCAGTTATTAAGTCAACTATTTTAGAAAAAGTGGAAGACGAAGAGAATGCATCCTCTAAAGGGGGCAATGTATCTCAAATAAGCTTAGTAACCATCTCACGAATTATGACAAGCAAACTCGACAGACTACTTGAAGGACAACCACCGATTGAAACTGTTATTATAGAAAACCAAATATCACCGATTGCAACTCGTATGACATCGATACAAGGAATGCTTACACAATATTTCATTATGAAAAACCCAAACCAACAAATACATTACATATCTGCAAAGAATAAACTAAAAGAGTTCGATGTAGACAAAGAGAGTTATGCCGAAAGAAAGAAAAGTAGTATAGAAGTCTGCAAAACACTTTTGGCAGAACAACCACATAGGTGCTCTTTCCTTACAGGACATAAGAAAAAAGATGACTTGGCTGATTGCTATTTGCAAGGAATTTGGTACATCAATAGCACATCCACAAATGCAAAAAATAAATAATATGTGTATTCGTATAACTTAAAATATTAACTTCTATAACACATATAATGGACGATTTCATTGAAATTACAGAAATCAACGACAATGATTTTGGAATGAGTGGGAGTGGAGGCGGAAGTGGTGGCGGAACAAAGGGTGTGAACTTTGGAGGAGGGCTTGAGTTTCTCATGAATGACAAGGCAAAAAGCGGGAAAAGTAAGAGTTCAAAATCAGAAGACCTGGATGACCTCAATAATTTAGAGTTTGAATTAAACAATCTTTCAGATGAACCTCCCATGTCTATGGGGAATGATATATTTTCTGCAGGGCCTTCTTCTTCTTCAAACAATTCAAAAGATAACTTTTTAAACATCAATGTAAACAAAACTTTAGGAGAGGCAACTGCAGATGCATCCTATGGAGACAACAACACTTGGGACGGGTTTTCCAAATTAAACACACCCATTAATCCAGATAAACCCTTTGTTCCACCCGAGGCAAGGATGTCTAAAGAAGACATTATGATGGAAAAGTTTAGACTCTTGAAAAAGATTGAAACACTCGAGAAAAAGGGAGTTGAATTTTCAAAAAAATACAACATGGAGAGCTCCATGTCAGAAATGCAGGGGGAATATGACTCAATCATGGAAGAAAAAACAAAGCAAACATCCATCAAATTCCAAGCAAATATGATGTTGTCTTTTGTAAATGGGATTGAATACTTAAATGGACGATTTGACCCGTTTGATATTAATCTGGATGGATGGAGTGAGCAAGTCAACGACAACATTACCGATTACGACGACATCTTCGGCGAACTTTATGAAATGTATAAAGATAAGACCCAAGTGTCTCCTTGGATACGTCTCTTGTTTCAACTCGGAGGAAGCGGGTTGATGGTTCATATGACAAACACCATGTTCAAATCTGCAATGCCTAACATGGACGATGTGTTGAGACAAAACCCAGATTTAATGAGACAGTTCCAATCAGCTGCAGTGAATACCATGGGACAATCTAATCCTGGATTTGCAGGATTTATGAATGGTGTAATGAATGGGAACATGGGAATGGGTGGGGGCGGCGGAGGTGGAGGCGGGGCAGCATCCAATCCTCCTTCACAATCTTCCAAAGATTTCACAGCACAATCAAGGGGAGGTAACAACATATATGGGGCTATGAATTCAAACGCAAACTACACTATGCCCCCACCTCCTCCACACAATCCTCACTCTGAAAATTACAGATCTTCTAGAGAACCTCCAAAGCAACCTTCTGGCAGACCTGAAATGAAGGGTCCTAGCGATATCAATGACATTTTATCTGGATTGAAGACAAAGAGCGTAAATGTTACTATGTCTACATCTACTCCAACTCCTATTCAAAAGTCTCAACCCATTAATATAAATGACAACAGCACAATTAGTGTAAGTGATATTGCGGATTTGCAAAGCGAGGGTAACGCTCCCAAGAAGAGCAAGAGACGTCCTCGCTCGGACAAAAATAATACCTTGAGCTTGTCTCTTTAATTTGTTTACAGATTGACTTAATGTCTCCTACTATGTTTTTTCATTGAACCCCTGCGTTTTGTTTTTCTCCTGTTTTTACGGCGACGTTTTGTTATTCCTTTTGAAACCCTGGCCATTGACCGAGTTACTGGTCTCCGGGTGGTAACAAAAGTGCCAACAGAAAATGTTTGAGGAACTTGTGAAACAAATGGTGCTGGTGCAGGTGGCTCGATGGGAGATGATATAATGGTCTCCATCTTTTTTAGTTTTCTTGGACTTTTTTCTTTGGCAATAGATTTCTGCGATGGAACCTCACAGGAGCT